CTACTTCACCTTTCTGACCTTTAGAACCATTTGAACCGTTACTACCACTAGCTCCTACTTCACCTTTCTGTCCCTTAGAACCGTTACTACCATCATTACCATCATTACCTGTAGCACCTACTTCACCTTTTTGTCCTTTAGAACCTGTAGCTCCTACTTCACCTTTTTGTCCTTTCTGACCTTTAGTACCATCTGAAGCAGCACCATCAACACCAGCCTCACCTTTTTGACCTTTGTCTCCTGTAGCTCCTACTTCACCTTTTTGTCCTTTAGCACCAGCAGCACCGTTATTACCTGTAGCTCCTACTTCACCTTTTTGTCCTTTTGAACCATCATTACCTACTTCACCTTTTTGTCCTTTAGAACCATCATTACCTGTAGCACCTGTGTTACCTACTTCACCTTTTTGTCCTTTCTGACCTACTTCACCTTTTTGTCCTTTAGAACCTGTAGCTCCACCAGAACCTGTAGCACCTACTTCACCTTTTTGTCCTTTCTGACCTACTTCACCTTTTTGTCCCTTTTGACCTTTATCACCTTGTAAAGCTACATCTTCTATAGTTCCTTTTTCCCATGCCCCTGCTGAGACATCATAGAAAGCTACTAAGTCTGTTGATGTTGCATCAGTTGTTGTACTGAATCCTGTTAAAGCACTTCCAACATTTGCTGAGTCTGTAACATCAGCATTGGCTTCAATACCATTTAATTTAGTGTGGTCAGCATCTGTAAAAACATTAGAGTCAGAAGCACTTTCTACTAATGCTCTAATCTCTGCTGCTGTTTGGTCGCCAGTAGCTCCAGCCTCTATACCATCTAATTTAGCATGGTCTGCTGTTGTAAAGTTTTCATCTGTCTGAGATGCTACAACAAAATCTATTGTGCCATCTCCATCTTGATATGTAACAGTAATACCTGTTTCAGTATTACCAGTAAGCATTGCACCTACTATATCTTGTATTTCTTCATCTGTTTGGTCTGCTGTAGCATTTGCTTCTATACCATCTAACTTACTTTCATCTGCATCAGTAAATGCATTTGTATCTGAATTACCTTCATATAAAGCTTTTATTTCACTAGCAGTTTGGTCTCCTGTAGCATTAGATTCTATACCATTTAGTTTAGTATGGTCTGCATCTGTGAATACATTTGAGTCTGTTGCTGCTTCAACTAATGCTCTAATTTCGGATGCTGTTTGGTCTGCTGTAGCATTAGCTTCTATACCGTCTAACTTACTATGGTCAGCAGATTCAAAAGGAACTGAAGCTGTACCATTAATAGTTAAGGCATCTGTTTCTAATGTACCGTCAATATCTACATTACCTGATATATCTAAACTTGGAGAAACAATTTCATGTGAAAACACAAAGTTGTCATTAGCTGCACTCCAGGCTATAGTTGCATCTGTAGAAGAATTTACAGCATCTTGAATTGTAATACCTGCACCATCTGCTGAACCTGATGTATCTCCTGAACCTTTGTTAAGTGTTATGTTTTGGTCTTCAACATCTAAAGTTGCAGTATTGAGGGTGGTCGTACTCCCATTTACTGTTAGGTTTCCTCCCACCACAGCATTTCCTGTAGTTGTAACTGTAGCAAAGGTTACATCATCAGTAGTTCCAACTGCCTGTCCAATAGCAACTGTAGGTGTAGCACCTTCACCTGAGTTATTACTTAGAGTAACACCAGTTCCTGCTACAAGACTATCAACATAGTCTCCTGTTGTATCTGTACTTAGAGCAACTGAGTTTGCTCCAACTGTCAAAGCAATAGAAGTATTGCCTAAGTTTGTCATAGTCCCTGAACCAGTTACATCTCCTGTAAATGTTAAAGTAGGGTCGTTGACATTAAAATCTAAAGTTCCATCACTATCTTCATAAGTTACACTAATACCACTTTCAGTATTAGAAGAAACCATACCACCTACGATGTCTTGTACTCTTTCTGTTGTGTGGTATAAATTACTTGAACCTTCTGATAGGTCATCTGTTGTAGCTGCTGCTATTCTTGCATCTGCTCTAGCATTTGTAAAATATAAATTACTTGAACCTTCTGATAAATTATCTGTATCAAAAGGAGATAAACTAACTACTGCATCTATTGTTCCGTCACTATCGTCATAAGTAATTGCAATACCTGTCTCAGTATTTCCTGAGAACATTGCCCCAGTAATATCTTGTATTCTTTCTGCATTTAGAGTTACATCACCTGAAGAAACTGTAAAGTCAGTACCATCAAAAGTAGCAACACCAGCATTTGTTTCTGTAGCTAGTTCACCTGTAATTGTAATTGTATTACCAGAACCTGAAGTATCTATACCTTCTCCACCTGCAATAGTTAATGTTTCACTATCTAGGTCTATTGCAACTGTACCACTATCAGTAGTAGCATCTAAATCTTGAGCTGTTACTTGAGCATCAACATAAGTCTTAATAGCTTTAGCTGAAGCAAGTGTTGTGTCTGTTCCTGCTACGGAAGATATATCTGTATCTAAAACTCCAGACTTAAGATTGTCTACTTCTATATTAGATAACGTATTGTTATCTACATCTATTGTTTTGTTTGTTAAAGNTTGTGAACCTGTTAAAGTTGCTACAGTAGAATCAATAGCAACTGTTAATGTATTACCAGAACCTGATGTATCAATACCTGTACCACCAGCTATATCAAGAGTTTCACTATCTAAGTCAATAGATAATGCTCCACCTGAATCACCTTGGAAGTCTAAGTCTTGTGCTGTTANNTGNGCATCNACATAAGCTTTNATAGATTGTTGAGTTGCTAAAGCACTAGCACTATCAGAAGTTAATCCATCTTCATCAAGAATACTTGTAACAGTTACACCACTACCTAATACTAAGCTATCAATATTAGCAGTACCATCAATAAATAAATTTCTCCACTCTTGGGTTGTTGAACCTAAGTCATACGTATCGTCATCATCTGGTATAATACTAGAATCTACATCTGCACCAAAAACAACATTGTCTGATGATGCATCTCCTAATGTTAATGTTCCTCCATTTAATGTAGTAGTACCTGTAACAGTCAGATTTCCTCCTACAGAAACATTACTTGTTGTAGTTATTGTATCTATATAAGCATCTTTGAATCGTAAAGCACTTGTACCTAGGTCAATGTCGCTATCTGTGACAGGAGCAATAACTCCATTGCCTATATATAATTGCTGTACTGAACTGCTTGAATCATCTATCCAAAATTCAATGTGGTCGTTAGTTGTATCTATTAATACTTTATTAAGAGGTGTGACTACCCCTGCATCTCCAATAACACCTATAACTGGGCCTTCGGCTGCTGTGCCGTCATGCTTGTGTCCTGTTTGGTTATGAAAAGCATTTGCTATAGCATTATATTCATTATTGAATATTGCTGCTGTGATGGTATCGCCATCTGAAAACGTACTTTGTCGTGTATATCCTGCCATGTTTTATCTCCTGCCTGAAGGTACGTAGTCTACAAAAAATCCATTTACTGTGTATGGAGACTTTGTATCGTCACTTCTAATTCTGAACATATTACTATGTCCACTCCCTTGTAGTTGTTGTCTTACTAATGGTTTCTCTGAAGCACCAAAAACTGCTCCAATACCAAATTTTGCTTCTCCAAATAAAGATGGAGGTGGTATTCTATCTAATATATAATCTGCTGGCTGAGGATGATTAGGGTCATCATAATTATATCTAACTCTTAATACTGGAGTTACTTCACCCTCTGGGCCAAATGATATTTTTATAAAATGTAAAGTTTTTAATGTACCTAAATCTCCATAATCAATGTTTGGAGTTTCGTACTCAGCTATTACATTTGCACCATTAAAACTATTTCCTTCATCATGTTTGAAAACTCTTCCTTCTAAATCTCCATGGAAATATTTTTCTAGTCCGTTATTATCAAAACCTGCTGTTATTGCAGGACATTGAATACCTAATGTTTCTGACCATTGAAATCCTGCATTTGGATTAGCAGTAGAACCTGGTCTTAATGTTCCTATAATTCCTTTAGAACTTGATGTAGTGTCTGAACCTGCATCTACATAAAATAATCTATACTGAGACCTATCACCTATAACTACACTACTGATAGTAAATGAGTTAATTCTTTCTGCTATCTTTTGCACTAACGGTTGTATTTGTTTACTAATACTACTTAACTCAATATCACCAATTCTTGATGTACCAGCAACTGTTCTGAAACCATCTGGTGCTAAGAATATTAAGTCACCAGCAATCTCCTGTATGCTTTGTCCATCTAAACAGCCAACGTTATCTGTAACAGGTACGATAGCTATTGTACTTGAATCATTTATATTTATTAGTTTGTGAATACTTTCTCTACAAAATATAAATAATTCATTACGGAAACTTTTAATTCCAACTACAGCATCTTCTAAAGATATATTACCTGCCGTAGCTGCACTAAAATTGTTGACTTCATTAACCCCACTAAAAAATATAGTATTCTTTTGAGAAGAATCACCAGCAACAACAAAGTGTTTATCGTGGATTGTTCCTACTTTGGGAGCTACAGTTCCACTTACTGTAATCTCCTCTGTTACAAAAGTTCTACTTGTTAGAACTCCTGTTCCTTCCATTCTAAATCTGAATGGTTTATTAGCTCCGTCTACTATTAAGACATCACCAAAATCACTAGCACCTTCAAAGACATCAAACGTACATTGTCCTTGATTAGTTCTAGCTAGTGTGCTTCTTCCTGTAAAGGTAGTGTAGTTATCTCCACTAGAAGAAACTCCTGTTCTATTTATTTGTAGCCAGCTAGTTCCATCTTGGCTAAAAAATATTCCATCTCCTGCACAAGCTATGACTCCATCTGCATAAACTTGTAATCCTAATATTTTATTTGTGCCGTTAGGATTAACAGCATCATCTCCACCAAATCTAGTAAAGCCACTTACACGTCTATAACCACCCTCAGTACCTACTTCAAAGTTTCTAAGCTTTGTAGCAAATCCTGGAGTTCTTAATAAAGCTAACGAGTTTGTAGATTTTATCAATCCACCTTCGCAAGCTACTGTAAACGGTTGTGAGTTTGCCATTAAAAGTAAATCCTATCATCAGTAATATACTTAGGCTGTGGATTTAAAAGGTTCTTTTTCATATTTCTCATTCCCTTTTTAAAATCTTCCAAAGCAAAAGCTGCCTGTTGAGGACTGTCTTTAAACTGCCAAACGTAGTATCTAGTTCTAGCTGTAATTACATTTGAGTATTGGTCTGGAAAAGCTATAGTGTCTCCATGTGCTGATAAAGCTGTTGGCTTTTCATAAGCATAGAAGTGAACATTATAAACTTTGTCAGGTATAGGACTTAGACCAAACTTTCTATTGTCTGGACTTCTGTATACCCTAGCTGGTTCACCACGTGCTTGAGTATCAGCATCGTCTAAATTTTCTTGGTCTCTATAATATCTAGTCCATTCATCTAAAGTTATATACTTTAATCCTTTAGATACAAATGGAGCAGATTCTCCAGACACATTTACTGTTGTAACTAAAAAATCATCCCAATCTATTGAGGCATAATCTGTTGTTATATCTGAACTCCCAGCTTTCAACGTATACCATCTTTGTCCTGCTACAGTAGCTACAGTTACATTCCCATAGAAAGGGTCTGTACCTCCACTAACTCCAGCACTAAAGAAAGGTAACTGAGGTTCTTCATTAGCAATATCAAAAATCGACTTGTTTATAGAATCTTTTACAAACTGTTGTAAACCTACAGCATCTGCAAAGTTAGCAGATGTTAAAGGTATTTCATTGAGTTCTCTTAATGCTTGGTTTGTTAATTCTAAATATGTCGTAGCCATTATTTTTTATGTCTCTTTTGTATTGCAAAGTTAGCAGTCAAGCTTGCTCCTTTATGTTTCACAAACTTTCCTGTATGTTTCATTAACTTGAAACCACCTTTGGGTTGTTTCATCCAATGGTAGCCTTTAGGTGCTTTAACTTTCATTAGTTAGGCATGCACTTAGGCATGTCCCCTGATTTATATTCTGGTTGAGTTCCGTTACCTTTTACAGTACCACCGTGCATATAATTCATACGTCCACCCATACCTTTTTTCTTTCTTTTCATCATGTCATCACCGTACATACCACCACCGTGA